TTGCTCTTTCGTTCTGCTCTGGCATGCGCCTCGGGTGTATTCTCTGGTGATACAAAACTCCCCCAGTTATTGTGAATGAACACCGCAAGCCACGGCGATGACACCCCCCACGGAGGGTCTTTGCCGTTGTTTGTTTCTCTGTAGTCCGCATCAAATGAACTCACCCAATTTGGATCAATACCAACAGCGGCCTTGACACGGGTACTGCGGTTGGTTGGGCCGCCTATCATGGTCGTGCCTGTAGTCTGGATAGCATTGGTCAAGTCACCACCGTAGTCTGGACATCTTTTGCGTGCCTCTTCCTGAATGTATGCGGCCCATTGACGCATCAGATCACGCGAGGCAAACACGGCCTTTCGTTTTTGGGCCTCTGTCCACTTCTTGAACTCGGTCTTATTCCACTTGATAGACATCGAATAGCCAGCAACGCGATACTGCATCGTGTCGCCGCTTGAATATGTATTTGGTGTGTAGCCCCTCATCTATATAACCCCTGAGTATTACAAAGAAGGACATAGCCAACAAAGTTCCCGTGGATGTCATATTGCTGTCGAACACCCCCAATATGATATTCAGTACCTTGCCACATCGCAATCATGTTGATATTTGGAACTTCACCGGTACCAAGGGCATCTTTGTAATGCGCCACAACGATTGCATGACTGAACTTGGCAAATGCAGCATTGGCCAACTCCTCGTTGCTGAGTGTCCGTGCAATGCCATAGCCCGTCCCGACAAGCACCTCACCGACTACATCATGATCGCTATTGAGTACCGGCTTCACAATCTTAATGCTGTTTCCAGACGTTTTTAGATGGTTTAGCATATTACCTGACGATAGTTAGTGATTTAGGGAGCGCTGCAAGAAACTGGCCAGCACGGGAGTATTTAAGGGCCTGCATATAGGCTGCGCTTGATGCTCCGCTGTAGTTCTGTGCGGCGACATATTCCTCTCGGCCAATATTATCAACTTCAACAGCAGATACGCCGCTGGTTGATCGCTCCAGCACGGCTTCGAGTAGTTCTTGATTCTTTTCAATGTACAACGCCCACTCAAAAACAGCCATTTGGTACACGGTGAAGGGCGCAACGGCGTTTATGGCCTCAGCGACGTCAGTAGTGCCCAAATAAGCGTTAACGTCATTCTCTGCGGTAGTGAGTAGGGTAGTCTTGCGTTCGTCCGTCAACGCGCCCCAAACGTCGCCACCAAATGCGTTCGTGGCAAAGTATGAGTCAGCCATTGATATTGTATTTAGCACGGCGATTCCTCCTTATGTTCTTCTTCACAAAATCATCTGGCTGCGCATTTTCTATCTTGAGGAATGCTTCTTTTTCGGCCTTGATGCGTTGTTCTTCTATACGCTGCTGTTCTAGATTTTCCCTGACAAGCCTCTCGGCCATCTGCTTACAGAGTTGCTTGTAGTCATCAAAAGGTTTGGTAATCGCGCGTTCCCGAAGATACTGCTTTGCTACCGACAGACCCATCTTGGTGTAGTCAATAACGCCACCGTATATCTCAACAGGGAACAATCGCTTGTGGCTGTCTATAATGTGGTTGAATGTAGCATCACTAACGACAAAATATACCCGCGTATAGTTGTGTTGTGATGGTTGCGTCTGTTTGAACTTGAGATAAAATCGCAAGTTCTCGGCGTGTACTCCATGCACTTCCGCATAGAATCGCGCTTGCGGAAACTTGTCACCGTCAAAAAGTATTACTTCGTTTTTGTACATGATCAAAAATCAGGGGGAGGCCGGAAGCCCTCGGGGACACCACACCCGACCGGCCTCCCCCCGACAGTCCTTTAGGAAACGATCTTGACGTTAATGGGCGTTGCTTCAGCGTCAATGTCGGCGGCACTCTTGATGACCACGCCGGCAGTCAGCTTCACGCTATTTACCCACTGTTCCCAGCTATCCGGGTCAGCAAGAACCGACATGGCCGGATTGCTGGCGGGATTAGCGGTGGACTTGAGCTGATAGCCCTTGACGTAGTTCCACATATCGCCCTCAGCCTGCAAGATGGTTTTCATGTTCTCAAAACCAAGTTTGTCCTGCAAGCCCACCTTGGTTTCACCATTATCACGAATGGTGACAGCGCCGGGACTCAGGAACAAGGTCTTATACAGGGGCGTGACGTTATCCTCGGCCAGATAGACCAGCTCAGGCGCATCAGTCACTACCACCGGCTTGTTCATGGTAGCAGGGGTGCCGCCGTACAGGACGATGCCCGCGCCGGTATCAAACTGGTAATTGACCATCTGATTCTTGACCATGGCGAAGTACACCGCGCTGTGCATGACCAGACAGCTCAGATTGGACGCCTGATCACCGAACTTGGCCTGGGCATTGACCAGCTTGTCAACAGTCAGGTTCTTGTTGACTGAAGCCAAATCAAGAACCGTGGCCGCGCCGTTGGATTCAATGGCCGCAGCAGCGATACTGATAGCCTGATTAATGTTGTAGAGGGTCTTCTTTTCGGCCAGCTTGCGAGCGACCATCATCACGACTTCCTCATTGCTCATGCCATCGCTGGTCTTGAACGCCGTCCACATCCACTCAACGGGTTCAAACTTCCAGAAGGTCTTGAACGCCGTATGTTCGGCGCGCTCAATCTTGTGGCTGGCCTGTGCGGAATCGACGGTGATATCCCGCCGGCTGATGGTACCAAAGTCCTTGAAGAACGCGGTATTCTTCTTGGTGCCGGTAGTGCTTTCGCCTTCAAGCAGGATAGTGCCGTTGGAGCCACTGTTGAAGAGGTCGATCATGTGATTGACGCCCTCAATATAGCCCGTGCGGAAATACTGCTCATAGGGGATAAGATCGGAAAGTATGGTAAGTGCCATAGTAAAAACTCCTTACTTTTGCAGAGGCGGTTGTTCGGCTACAAGTTTCAAGTAAGCAGCCTCGCCGTTGGTCTTGATGTATTCAACTTTTTCCCTGTCAGACCAAAGACTCGTGTGTCTGGCCGTCTGCATCTGTGAGGTGTTCGGGGGTTGGCCCGTACCCGCTCCAGACTTGACAGCCACCATAAACAATTCAGGTTCGTTGTTCTTCAGATTCTCAATATACGCATCAACCTTATCAGCCGCTGCGATGTCCACGCCGTCATTCTTCAATCTGTAGGCTAGATAATCGGGATTCTTGATGATCGCTCCGGACTTGTTTTTGGTAGCAATTCCTACGACCTTCAACTTGTAATCCAGCTCAGCGCGTTCCTTGGCAAGTTGTTCCTTCTCGGCAGACAGGGTTTCAACTTTACCAGACAACGCCGACAACTGCTCCTTGATTTGGTCTTCCATGGTCTGTTTGGCCGCGGATGCCTCTGCTTGGAGCTTTGCCAATTCATCCTCCTTGGCCTTCAACTGCGCTTGGAATTCACGCGCTTTGTTGCTCACCTCATTGAAGCGTGAAGTCGGTCGCGTTTCTTTCTCAAACTCAGTGACATCCTCGGCGGTGAATGCCTCGCCCTTCTTAATCTTTGCCAGCAAATCTTCATACGACATAGTGAACTCCTTTGTTACTCATTTGTTGTCGCGGTTTAGTCCGCTGATAGAAGTATATGCCATAAATATCTCATTACAAGCGCACAGACCTGCTTACGGACGCTTTTTTTGATTTTTGGTAATCGTTTCTGGCCTTTATACCATCTGGACGACTGCCGCTTGCATCCGTTACGTGCTTTGCTTGCGCCTCAAAAGTCATGGGGTCTTTTGCCTCCTTTCCAGCATCAATGTCCCTCATGATCTCTTCGTGGTCTTCATCTGTAATGTGGTGCAAGGTATCCAAGACGTGCGTCAATGTGCGTCTGATCTGCTTTTGATAGCTGTCGGAAACATTGAAATTACCAAGCTCGACAATAGCCGCGATGACTGCTTTGAGTTCGTGGATGTCGTAGTCCTGATTGTAGCGGATTTCAGGCACTTTTATGCTGCTATCAAACTTATTGAACAGCTCCCAGATACGCTTTTCCAGTTCCTCAAGTCCAGCCGCAAGTGCTCGGAGCTGTGCTGATAGGCTGATGTTGTCCACGGATTTGCTTTCGGCTGATTCGCGTTGGGTGGTATGCACGCCAACAAGAAACCCGTACAGCTTCATCATCATAGTCACAAGGCGGTCATCGTGGTCTATAATGGATTGTGTGGTAGCGCCCGTTGGTTGAATGTACCGCGAGATGCCCTTTTCCTCGTTATCTTCCTTGATGGCCTTGGTTCGTGACAACTGCTGATTGACTTCCACCAAGATCGCCTGTTCAACTTCTGGGGCGTTCATGTCGATATCGGGGTTTGTGGCTGAGATGCGCCGCTTGATCTTTGTCACGATGTCACCAGCCGAAGCAGGCAACACAAGCTGGCCATACGTCTGTTTGAGGATGTTGGTCAGGAGTTCCGATTCACCAGCCAATACCGCATCATGGATAGTCAGCAAGTCGTCAATGCCGGGGTGATTGAAGTGGCTGTTGAATAGGCAGTTGCTGTAGGGTATGGCGGTCACTACTCCGGTTGGATTGGGATACTGCCTGCTTGCCGTGACGCCTGTGGCCATCTGCATATCATGTGGCTGCGTAAGGTCAATGCGTTGCTCAAATCGCTGCCAGTAGTCCTTTGTGATGAGCGTGCGGCGTTTGATGACTTTGTTGGTGACGAATGGGTTGTCTTTGTCGATCACTATTTCCTGCAAGATGATCCACTTCAATTCACCAAACTCGTCAAAGCACCAATCGGGAACGTCAAGGGGCGGATGGACATGACACCACGGCCTGATTTTCTGTTCT